GACGTGTTCTCAGGAAAGGCGAAGGCAAAGACATCGCAACCTTATACGATATCGCTGATGACATCGGCGGACAGAACTACACCTTACGACATTTGAATGAGAGAGTAAACATTTACAATGAAGAGAACTTTAAGTATGAGGTTATAAAAGTAAACCTTAGAGCAAATTAAATATGGAAGAAGAATTTTATGCAACAGTAAAATTATTATCTGGTGAAGAGTTAGTAGCAAAAGTCTGTTACCTTGCTGATGAAGATAAGGTAATGCTAGAAAGACCACTCATGGTTGAGAATGCCAAGCAAAGAAAAGGTCATCTAGAGGTAACAGGTTTTGCTTTGAAAGAATGGATCTCTGCCACATTTGATACAATGTTTGTTATCAAAAGAGATCACATAATGACCATGATTGAGATTGAGGGTGAGATTGTAGACTTCTATGAAAAAACCCTCAACAAGCTAGAGAGCGGAAAATCGCTAGCTGGTAGAGGGAATAAATTACCCAGAGGTTCTGGATACTTAGGTTCAGTAAAAGAGATGAAAAAAACTCTAGAAGATATCTTTAATAAAAGCTAATAGCTATACCTCTCTTGAACCCTTGACAGAGTTATTCTACTAAGTTTCTGAGGATCTGTCAAGCTTTGACAAGAGCAGTATAAAATGTTATACTGAGACCAACATAATGTAAGAACAACCGTGGCATACACAGTAATGGCAAAAAGAAAGCAAACCGAATACTATGTGAACAACAAGGAATTCCTTGCTGCCATTACCGAGTATCGGATTAAAGTTCAGCGAGCAAAAGAACTAGGTAAACCACGACCTCGTGTTACAAACTACATCGGAGAATGCTTCCTAAAGATTGCCACGCACCTGTCTTACAAACCAAACTTTGTCAACTACATGTTCCGTGAGGACATGATCTGCGACGGCATTGAAAACTGCCTTCAGTATATTGACAACTTTGATCCTGAGAAATCAAAGAACCCGTTTGCCTACTTCACACAAATCATTTACTACGCTTTCTTACGCCGCATTCAGAAAGAGAAAAAGCAACTAGAGATTAAAGGAAAGATCCTAGAGCGTTCAGGATATGACGAAGTTATGCACACTGACACATATGATGGTAGTATGTCAGGTATGAACGCTTCCTATTCTGACATGGGTAGCATCAAAGAAAACATTGAAACTAGAATGAACCGATGAGTGAAGAACAAGATTATGAATGGTATGAAACACCCTATGGAAAATTCAGAGTTGCAGCGTCAAGGTTTGGAACGTGGAATAGCTTTGGTGAGGATGGCAAGGCTCTCATCACAGGACTTACGAAAGAAGTTGTCATGGCAGGAACGAGATTCCACTTGGAAGGTGTCGCTACCAACTGGGCAAACTGCACAACTTCCCAGCAATTTGATGGAACTGTAGGAGGTAAATTATGAAACTCAAACCAACTGAAAACTACGAACAACTTATTGAGCGTTTTACAAAACGAACTGCTCAACTTACTGCTAGGGCAGACGAGTTGTATGATGCATACTCTGAGTATGTTAAGATCCAAGAAGATTTGACACGATTGCAAGGATCTCTTCAGGCAGTGGAGTATCTTGCATATGGTAAACTGCCAGGTGATGGCAATCATGATGGTATGCAGGATCATAAACCACAATGAAAGTAGCACTTATTACAGACCAGCATCTTGACGGACGCAAAGGTTCTCTAGCATTCTGGGATTACTTCCAGAAGTTCTATGACAATGTGTTCTTTCCAACTCTAGAGAAAGAAGGTGTCACTACCATCATTGACCTTGGCGATACATTTGATAATCGAAAGTCAATGGACTTCAATACTTTCCATCGCGTCAAGACAAATTACTTTGACCGCTTGAAAGATTATAAAGTTCACATGCTTCTTGGTAATCACTGCACGTATTACAAGAACACTAATCGCATCAACTCACCTGAACTTCTGCTAGAGCAGTATGACAACATCACCATCTACTCAGAACCAAAGCACCTCAAACTTGGAAGTAAAAAGTTCCTCATGCTTCCTTGGATCAACAAAGAAAATCTTGAAGAGGTCTTGGGGCTACTTGAAACAAGCGAAGCAGACAATTGTTGCGGTCATCTTGAACTCACAGGATTTGAGGTAACACCAGGAATGAAGATGGATCACGGAATGGATCCTACTTTGTTCCATCGTTTCAAGCGTGTATGGTCTGGACACTATCACCACAAGTCAAAGAAAGGTAATGTCCAGTATCTCGGCAACCCTTATCAGATGTATTGGAATGATTATAAAGACCGCCGTGGATTCCATATCTACGATACTGAAAGTGATAAACTTAAGTTTGTCGCAAATCCCTACGAGATCTTCGACAAAATCTTTTATGACGACACCAGTGTGGACTACAACAAACAAGATGTGTCTGATTATAAAGACAAGTATATCAAGATCGTCGTCAACGAAAAACGAGACTACCAAATGTTTGAAACATTGGTTGATCGTCTTTACAACGTAGGCGTTCACGATGTAAAGGTTGTAGAAAACCTCGTCGATGAAGACAGCAAAACCGACATTGAAATCTCCTCAAAAGATACATTGACTTTGCTCAATGAGTATATCGATGAAGTAGAGATGTCCGTAGACAAATCAGATCTAAAAGGTTTGATGCGAACTCTATATATTGAAAGTTGTAATATAGCAGTATGAACTACAAAATTTTATCTTCCGAAAAAAATATTGCTGTCTTTTGGTCCAAGAATCTAAATCTATCTTTGTCTGAGAAAGTTAGAGACGATATAAAAAAAGGATATGAAGGAACTTTTGATACTCCAGTTAGTGAAATTGATAAATACGAATTTATTTCTGGATACAATCCAATTATAAATTCTTTTCTGAAAACTTGGAATGAAGTTTTCCCAAACAAAAAAATTACAAATCCAACAATTGAATTATCCTGGAATAGAAATTATAAAAAAGGTGATGAGTGTTTGATTCACTATCATTCTGGATATCCAGATAAACTTGCTTTTTCTGTAGTACACATGGTAAAGCAAGAACCAGATCATCCAAATCTGTGGTTCAAATTAGATGACATGAAAATAAATGATATTGTTTTTGAACAAGACGATGTTGTAATATTTCCATGTCTTCTTTATCATGGGGTAGATGTGAATACAATAGATAGTAATAGAATAACTTTTGTATTTGACTTTACTGTAGAAGAATGTTCATCGTAACCCTGGAAGATCATCCCGATGGCGTATACTCTGTCTTCGATCAAGATGAGGACAGGGTTATTCCTATCTTTGAGGAAGAAGATGACGCAGACCGCTATCTCATGATGCTGGAGGATGATGAAGATTATCCACCAATGCAGATTGTAGAAGTTGAAGATCATGTTATAATTACAGCATGTCAAGAACGAGGACACAAGTTCTCTATCATTACTCCCGACGATTTTTTGATTCCCCCTGACGATCTTGAAGAATGATTATTTTTAAAAAAGTCCGCTGGAAGAATTTTCTTTCAACGGGCAATGTATTCAGTGAAGTTGATTTACAAGCATCCAAAACCAATCTAATTATCGGTAGCAACGGAGCAGGTAAGAGCACCATCTTGGATGCTCTTACTTTTTCATTGTTCGGAAAACCCTTCCGTAAGATCAACAAGCCCATGCTTGTGAATAGTATCAACGAAAAAGATTGTCTTGCCGAGATCGAATTTAGTATTGGTCGCAAGGAATACAAAGTAGTTCGTGGCATCAAACCCAATAAGTTTGAGATCTACTGTAACGATCAACTCTGGAACCAGGAAGCATCTGCTGTAGATCAGCAGAAGAACTTCGAGAACAATGTTCTCAAGATGAACTATAAGTCATTCACACAAATTGTGGTGTTGGGATCATCCACGTTTGTTCCTTTCATGCGTTTGCCTTTGGCACAACGTCGGGAGATCATCGAAGATATTCTTGATATTCAAGTCTTCTCTACGATGAATGTTCTACTAAAAGATAAGGTCAGGGAGAACAATGATGAGATCAAGAAGATGGACTATGAGATCCATCTGCTAGAAGAAAAGATTGATCTCCAGAAGAAGTATATGCTGGAACTGGAGAAGAAGAACAAAGAAGAGATCACTCGCAAAGAGAATAAGATCACTGAATTGTTACAGAATGAAAACGAAAACCACCAAGAAGTTGCGCGTCTGACTTCTGAAGTTGGAAAACATTCTGAAGAAATGGAAACTCTCTCCAGTAGTACAACAAAACTGAAGAAGTTAAACACTTTTCTTTTCAAAATCCAATCTAAGTTATCAAGTTGTCAAAAAGAACACTCGTTTTTCACAGACAATCATGTCTGTCCTACCTGTACTCAAGACCTGAGTGAGGATTTTAGGCAAGAGAAGATTGCTGAGGGAGAGGGAGAACTTACTAATCTCCAGACTGGTTTAGAAGATCTGCTGGATGCTATCTCGAAAGAAGAGGAACGAGAAAATGAATTCACCAGACTATCGAAAATTGTACTTGACCTCAACGCTTCTATTTCTCAAGCTAACTTTCAGATTACTTCAGTCAGAAAAACTATTTCAGAGATCGAACAAGAGATCAAAGAACTAGAGGGAAGTAACCCAGACAAGAAAGCAGAGTTCGTAAAACTTGAAGGACTTGTTAAGAATAAAAAAGATTTGGGTGCTACCCAGGCAGAAAACCGCAAGGATCGTGATACATTAC